AGGAGCGCTGGAAATTGTTATTCAGCTGAATCGGGATTAAGGTATCCGATACGGCGGTGTCCGAGAAATCCCGGCCCGGAGTTCCGGATTCCACCGCGGAGGTGGTAAGCTTATGCACATAAATCTGACCCGCCGGCCCGATTTGATATTTGTCTGTGCAGGTCACGCCGGGCACCAGCACAGGGTTGTAATAAAGATTAGGCTCCAGAATACCGGAGTATCTTTCATCTACGTTTAAAGAACCGTATTTAATTGACATGGGTTATTCTCCTTTCGGGTGATAGAATGGATTGTTTTTGTACTTTTCATCAAGAAGCTGCTGCCCTGTTTTCTTGGAAGCAGGTCCTTGTCCCGGGACGGTAATAGTGGGCGCCGGTTTGTCCGGGAGGAAGGCGGAGGGATCGCTTTCCTTGTACTTGCTTAAGAAATCCTCAAAGCCCAGGACCTTATCCTCCTGTACGGGAAGCTCAGCCGCCTCCAGATCGGATAAAAACGCCTTTTTGGCGCTCTCGCTGGAAAACTTAATACCGCCTGCGGCTTCCTTCAGCAGATAGCCGCGCCGGATTTTATTAACCTTAGCGTCGGCTTCCGTCTGGGCCTGCTCAGCCTTCGTTTTCCATTCGGGGTCGTACCCCTCCAGCTTGCCGTTGGCCTCTTCAAGACGGCTTTTGAAATCGTCTCTTTCAGCAGTCAGGGTCTCGATGCTGCGCTTTTGCTTTTCAATATCCGCACCATGCAGATCCATGATTTTTTGCACGTCCTCGTCGGATAAATTGAAAGCCTTTAAATCTTCTCTTTTCATGGGAATCCTTTCTTCCATACGCTTTTTACGGGGTCGCTTCCCTTTGGCGGTCACAGTTTTACGCCATGTCCGGGGCAAATTTGGGGATAACAAAAGGCCCGCACATTTCTGCACGAGCCTTGCGCTATTAAATGAATGAGTAAAAATATCAGGCTATTTTAAGAGATTAAGTTCATCTCGTTCCAAAGCCTCATTTAATTGTTTTATAAATTCTTCCTGCTTTTCTTGATCGCTTTTTAAATTAGAGTATTTAACAACCACGGTATCCTTAGGCTGCCAGTCGCTTGTTCTGGCAAGAAAGCGATCTTTTTCTGATAGTTCCAGATAGCGTTTCGTTTTTTCTTCTGCGGACAATTTAAGAAACTCCTCTAAAGAAAGCATTTAAACCTCCTCCATTTCCAAAACAATAACCTTATTTTCAATTTTGGCCGATAAAATATGAAATCTACAGTTTCTGGAAAAAAGAACTTCCTGCTCTTCATTATTATATTTTCGTAAATCGCGCCCGGTTTTAGATTTTATCCGCAGAAGAACAGTAGGAGATTCGTGATATTCACCGCCGACAGAAGCAGAAGTAAAGGCCGGGTAAAGTACTTCTGTTCCCACTGTGTGATGCTTCGCAAAGGCCATCAAACCCTCCCTGTCAAGAATTAAGCTTCTTTCTACTAATCCTTCGTATTTAGGCATTTTATTTAAAGCAGAGTACAAAGCGCTGATTTGAATAGATTCAGATCTGGTTAACTTTCTTCCGTTCCGCAATTTTTCATTCAGGGAATAACTCTCACCGCTGATATACCTTAAAATAGCACCCTCTTCATCATTATTCAGTATACCAGATAAAGATGGTTTTGTAATCTTTTTTCGTTCCGCTTGCGCTCTGGCTCTCGCCGCCTGGCTTCTTCCAAACCCGTAGACCTGGCTCCTGAATTTATCCTCGCCAAGCCCTGTCTGGGTCAGAAAGTCCTTTTGCCTTTCTCTCCAAGCCGCCAGCTTGGCGCTGGCCTCCGATGTGTCCAGACCAGCCGCGTCCATCGCCAGATATTCCCGTTTCCACCGCCTGATCTGTCGCTCCAAGTATCTTTGCTGCTGGGTGGCGTCGTAGTAGGGAAGGGTTCGCCCATTGTATGTAACGGTTTTGTTCTCATATTCTCTCAGCTTAGCCCTGGAATATGCGCGCTCGGACAAGCCCTCAAAATACGGAAAAAAGGAGTGGCGGCAGTTCCAGCCGCACAGCCCCGGGCCGGTTCCGTAGCCAGTGGATTTTACGAAATCTGGATACTTACGGCTTTTCCCGGAACGGCTGAATATTCTGCCCTGCCAGTCCATGTGTTCCGGTCTGGCGCCCATGTGGGCAGTGGTTTCCACCAGGTCGCATTCCATTTCGTCAGCCCTGGCGGTCTGTATTCTGGCCGCCGTTTGATTGACCCCAGTAAGGACCGCCCGACGGACAGCAACGTCCATTTTGTCCGTGTGCCCGCTGGGATATATAATTGCGTCAATTCCTGCTTTGGAAAGGCTTTTTACAGCGCTTCTTACTGCGTCTTGGTAAGAAAACGCGCCGGAGGTTATATCCATGTAGGCGGCGTCCAGAGCGTTCTCAAACTGCCTTGAGGCCGTGTCAGCCGTAGTGCTTGTCAGGTTCTCAAAAAGCCTCATGGTTTTGTCGGAGCCGGCTTTAATTATTTTCTGCAAAGCCTCACTGTCCCGCAGCGCTTTTGGGCTTAAACCAGCTGCCCGGTAGATTTGATCGTCATAATACAGCGCTTTTTCTCCGGCTTCTGCAAGCAGTTCGTTAATCTCCCCCTGGGTTTTCCCGGTAAGGCGCTGTAAATGGTATCGGATAAATTCCCGTTCCGCCCCGATCTGCTCCAGCCGCCACATCTGCCATTGGGCGGTTTCCGTCAGCGCTCCGGTTTTCGAAATGCGCCGCGCCATATCCTCCAAAATCCTGATTTCCAGGTCGGCGTAAAGCTCAACAACACGGTCGGGCAGGTGGTCGATATATTCAGGGGAGAGCATGGTTAATCACTCCCGAACAATATGTTTTCCGGCGTCTCCGGTTCTGGAAGCATGGCTTTCGCTTCCTCCTCTGATACGCCGAAATACCAGCTTGTGAGCAGCTCCGGCCTGATGTATTTGCTGTCCGCCATTGCCTTCCTGCGGGAGTATTCCACACCGGTATCCTCAAAAATGGAATCTCCATAGGTGACGGAAGGCTCAAAGGCTCCGGCTGGGGCCAGGCGGTACAGCGTCGAATATACATCGAACCAATATAGAGCGTCGATCAGCCCGGAGGTCATGCCCCGGTCCTGCACCGCCTTGACGGTGTTGTAGGTGGTGCGGTCGTCACTGATCACCTGGGTGGCCGTTACCCTTCCGGTTTGGATATCGATATTAAAGGTTCCTTGAGAAAAACCAGTCTGCATTTCCAAAATCCGAAGCTGAGTATCAAAGATGGATTTATAATTCTCCCCCCGCAGCTCCGGCGTATAGTCCGCCCAGGGCTTGTCCACAGGCATGTCGATTGTCATGTAATAGTCGCTGGCAAGCTCACGAAAAGGAATCGCAGGCTTTCCGTTGATCGGATCCTTAACCGCAACGCCCCGGTCTAATACCATGCGCCGCTTTCCGGTATCCCGTTCCCACAGAAACTGTTCATAGGTTTTGTCCAGCTGGATAATGCTGTCCACGGCGTTGGCGTAAATGCTGATAGGGAGGGGCCCGCCGTCGATATTGTTCAGCATCGGCATGCGGATTAGGCCGAAGTGAGGCCGGTCTACACCTGAAATAAAAGCTTCGGGCTGAAGGTCCGCCCAGCGTTCTACCTCAGAAAGAGAGAGCTCTCCGCCGATTCCATCGGCTTCTTTTAGCCGGTAAGCCCGGTTGGTAATGAGAAGGCCGTCTTCCTGAAGGGCAAATTCCTCGATGCGGACTACTGGCTTTCCGTCCTTCAGACGGTCAAAATCCGTAAAGAACCCGGATTCGATTCTCTTGTTTGGGCCGAAGCCTTTCGGGAATATCCGGGAACGTGGGATAATCTCCACATAGACTGACCCGCCCTTTACAAACGGCTTTATTGCGGCCATGCCGCCGGCCCCCGCAAGCTGTACCGCCTCGTTGATATTAGGAAGCAGATTGCCGGCCGCCTGTTCCGAGATATATTTTCCCCGCTGGCCCGCGCCCGCGTCTAGGGTTAACTCGCTGGTCGCAAGCGTCGCCAGATAGCTGGTGATTGTCTGCGCCAGCTTCAAGGAATGGGGAGGCTGGTTGATTAAATAAAACAGATCGTCCCAGGTTCGAATTGCTTCCGCCATATACGACGATAGATCCGCGCCCAGCTTTTTAATTTCCTTTAGATTCAGCATCTTCATCACCGCCTCCTTGATTAAATGAAAAAGTCCCATGCTTACACCCCTCCACGTTTCCAAAGGTATTCCGTGCCGTACCTTACGGCGTCAATATGATGATTGTCCGCGTCGGGGTATCCGTCTAAAACTTCCCCGGTTTTTTTGTCCTGCTCGTATTCGTATTCAGAAAACTCCTTTTCGGTATCCGGGCATCTGACCGGATCTATCCAGATGCAGTCCAGGCTTTGCAGCCATTTATGGCTGTATTCCACAGACCCCGGGCCTTTCTCGGCGCTCCGGCAGTATAAGCCGTAAGCATTGTAGTCCCCGACGCTTTTCGGCTCCGCACTGTCTGCCGTGATTCTGTCGTTTCCAGTGAGGCCCTTTGCCTTTAGAATATCGGCTGTTTCCCAGTTTCCTTTCCGCCTGGCGGTTGCCTCGTCAAAAATATACAGGGTTTTCCTGGCCGCGTCATACTGCATTCCGTTGTACGCCCAGGGATCTGGATAATAGCCCCAGTCTACCCCGTGGAGCCTGCGGTCAAAGGAACGGACCATTTCGTCCGGGATCGGTTCCAATTTCAGATTTTCAAATACCTGGGTTCCGCTGCCAACAACCTCTCCCAGATACTCATGACGGTAGGAGGTTTCGCTTTTTGCTTTGAGCCGTTCCGCGTCCGCAAGGAATCTGGGGCCGAGCCATTCCTTAGGCGTTGTCAAATAGGTGCTGTGATGGATCAGCTGGCTGTCCCGCCGTTCCTTTACATACCGGTTGGCCCAGTTTCGAGCAGAGGAGGGAGGGTTAAAGGATTTCAGGGTAAAAGAAAAGGAACCCCCGCGCAAAAGCGACTGTTCCACATTTCTGATTATCTCAGGGCCTCCGAATTGGTCAAGCTCTTCAAACCAGGCCATTCCAATATATCCGAACGGCACTTTTATAGATTTTATTTTTCCCGGGTCGTCCATGCCGAAAAACATGATCTTTTGCCCAGTAGGAAGGTAAGTACATTCCATTGGGGAAACAGTGCATTTGAATTTCTGGGTTAATCCCAAAGCAGTAACGGCCCAGCATATTTGCGCGTAAACGCTGGTCCGCAGCGTGTTTGCAACCTGGCGCATCACCACGGCGTGGCAGTCGGGGTGCCTTATAAGCAGCAGAACCAGTTCAACTGACGCGAAGCTGGATTTTGTGGAGCCTCTGCCGCCCTCTAGTACCGCTTCGTCAATGCGGCCCATTCTGATCTGCCGGTGAACGTCGTAAAAAGCGGGGGAGACAATGCCGGATAATTTAGATGTCGTCAATGATCTGAACCCCGCTTTCGTCTTTTGAGGATAATTCCCTTCGCATTTCAAAATACAGCTTGATTGCTTGAACATCTCCGATAGAACAGCGCCGGATCAAGGCTTTCCAAACCGTTGAAAGCTCGCTGCTTGTAAATTTAGAAATCAGGCTGTCCACATATTGGGTAAACTCCGGCTTATCCAGCCATTTGTAATAAGTGGAACGGGCTACACCGCATTCCCGGCATAACTCTGTGATGCTCCCGGTGAAGTCCGGATTTGCTAATAATTCCGCAAGTTTTCTTTGCTTGCTTGTTAGATTTAATTCGTTCGACTTTGTCGCCATACCACCACCGCTTTACAAATTTAATTTAACAATTTCATTTCTGAGAATTTCAAGCTCCCGCGCCCGCCTGGTTCTGCCCTGTGACTGTCCTAAAATATTGGCTATACGGTTCTGTAAGGCCTGTTTTAGTTCACGGGGATATTGACACCTAGGCAAGGCGCAAATATGCTTTCCCGCCGTCTTGTAGCCGTCAAAAACACACCTTCCATCTCTTGGACAGTACATAAAAATCACTTCCTGTTTTTGGATATAAGAAAAGCCCTCCGCCAAATGGCAAAAGGCTGAAAAATATTTAAAATTTATTTGTCAAAACGCTTGACATTCTACGTACGTAGGTGTATAATATAATCAAAGGAAAGGAGGTGAAAAGTCCAGTGGGGAAAAAGAAAAAGCCCCCAAAGAATGTGGAAGATATCAAGACAATAGTTGAGATTCTCGCAGGTCTCGCAAATGTCGCCTTGGTAATCTACACAATCTCTAAGGGCTAAGAGGGAGGGGAGCGAAAGCTCCCCGAACTCCACCCTTATTATACCCCATTGAATTGATATGAGCAAGAAGAAACTATTAAGGAACTCGCCGCTGTATCTGCTGACCGCCGCCAATATTATTTATGCTGTCCAGCATGGGTTTAATTGGCTTACCTGGTTTGCAATAGGATTGACTTTAATTGTGTTTGTATGGGACATTGTGGAGGTGTTTAAGCGTGGCAAAAAGCAAAAGTGAGATTCAACAGGCATATATGAGGAAAAATTATGTCCGTTTCCCGTTAGACTTGCGCCCGGAGGTTCTGGAAGCTTTCCGGGCCGCGTGTGAAAAGAACGGAACAAAGCCGACTACCGAAATTAAAAAATTCATTGCGGAGTATATCGAAAAGGCAGGGGAATAATCCTCTGCCTATTTCTTTAGTTTAATGATACAATAAGTCAAGAGTGGCTTTCTATGGCTATTTTATTTAGTGCCTTGCCGTGAAGCCTGAGTACCCATCTATAATCATAATTTAGTTTTACAGCTATCTGTTCCCATTTCATGCCGCTTATGTACCTTAACCTCAACACGTTTCTTTGATTCACGTTAGGGACAGAATTAATGACGCTTTCCACTTGCAAGCGGGTTCTTTCAAGCTGATCAATAGAAGCACCTATCTCTCTTTCTATATCCACAATTTTAGATACAGAGGATTCCAGGCGGTTTTCGGAATTGCTTTTTACTTTGTCAGGGGTTAAAGTTTGAGTTATTTTTGTTGATAGTTCTCTGAGCCTAGCTATTTGGTCAAGCTTGATTCCGATTTCTTTTTCGGCGTTTAGATATTGATTTAGAAACTCTTTTTTTGTCAATTTTTCAACCTCCTGACAGTCTTTTTATCGCACTTCTCCGGCGGGCAGCCTCTAGGCTTACCGGTATCATAGCAATATAGGCAGTAGCGTTGCTGCCCGGAACCCTCAAAAGTTAGAGGTCTGTTATAGATACAGCCTTTACAGCTTTTTCTATTTCCGCTTTGTGTCCAGC